ACATTAACAAAACAACGCAAAGTTTTTAAAAATCTGGATATTACTGTTGCCGAAAAGCTTCTTGAAGAACGCGGTATTAAAGAGCAGTGCATCAAAATGATTTTAGAAGATCTAAGAACAAGTCTTAGACAGTATCTATCATTAAAGGGTGAAGTAGAGCTACTCACCAATCGCGTCAATACATTAAAAACTCGTTTAACTGAGCACGTTGAAAGCAACGGCGAGACTACTGAAAAGGGTCATCTTACTCTTACTGTTGAAGACCCAATTAAAGGCGAAATTACATTAACAAAACAACGCAAAGTTTTTAAAAATCTTGATATTACTGTTGCCGAAAAGCTTCTTGAAGAACGCGGTATTAAAGAGCAGTGCATCAAAATGATTCCAACATTAGATGAGTCTGCGATCATGGCTGCTTTCTATGAGGGCAAGCTTTCTGAGGCAGACATTGACTCCATGTTCCCAGAGAAAATTACTTACGCCTTCCTCGTTAAAGAAGCATGAGCGAAGACTTCATTGAAAATAGTTTTGCTGATCTGGATGATTATTATCCAGGCAGTAAGCGCAAGCGTAAAGCGCCTGTGCAAAAAGATCCGGAAGTAACAGTTGATAAAAACTGGGATGCAAAGCCTTACAAAAAGACTTTGCCTAACGGGATTGATATCGAGATGTTTACTATCGGAGCTTTAGCCTCAGCTGTTGGACGACCCGTAATAACAATCCGCACGTGGATCAAGGAAGGGCATATTCCTGCCTCGCCTTATCGGTTGTCTGACACCATTGACAAGTATGGGACTAAACGCCCAGGTCGAAGGATGTGGTCTAGAGCAATGATTGAAACCTTTGTAGAGATGCTGGATAAGGCTGGACTCCTTACGGTAACCCGTATAGAATGGTCCGAACACCGGCAACTCAGCAAAGAGTTAGCCGAGGCGTGGACTAACATCCGCGCAACCGAAACCAAATAGAAAGAATACTAATGGCAATCAATAGAGAAGAAACACCTATCGTTACTGAGAATGATGATTTCTCAGTACAAAATGCTACAGAAATCGCAGGTCGTCCATCAAACGCTATTTCATCAAGTGGATGGGATACCCCAGCCGCTGGCGGTGGAAATTACCCAGTTGATTTCAAATTCATTGACGGTCAATTCCAGATCGTTAAGTTCATTGATCCGAGCGCAACACCATTTGCTTCTTACAAAGAGCATTGGCTTACTCAGAAAACTTCTGGAAAGCGTTCATACATCTCCCTAGGATCTAATGATCCATTATGCGTAAAGCTTGGAAGCGTTCCTCGCCATATTCGCGCATTTACTATTGCCAACCTCAGCGCCCAAGGTGGACCTCAGCGTCAGGTATTAAAGGCAACTCCGCGTTTGTATAAAACTCTTTATGCAGCGCACCACAATCAACAATTCGGCCCGTTAAATAGAAGCTACTGGGCTCTTAGTAGAACTGGTGAGATGGCTGCTATTACCTATCAGGTAAACCCAGTCAAAGAGAGAGATCTACAAGAGGACTGGGGCATTGATCTTGCTGCCGTCACCCCTATCGTTAACGAAATGCAAGCGTACGATAGTTCTATTTTTAAAGCGCCAACTTGGGATGAGCTAGAGGCAATCGCTAACGCTTTGTCCTAAACAGTGAGATGTTGAAGGGCTAGTTGTAGGTGACCCCCTAGACTAGCCCTTCAGCCTATTGGGAGACTATTTGTGACTTTTATAATTACGACTAAAGATCAGTTAGACGAAATGATTTTGTACTATCTACAGCAAGACGCTTTTGCATTTGATGTTGAAACTGTAGGTGATCGAAGGGAAGTACCTGCTGTCAATGAAGTCCTTTGGTTATCGTTTGCGACTTATGGCAGGTGCGATGTCATACCACTTGGTCATCCTAACGGTGAGTTTATTGGTGAAACCTATCCGCTTACCGGTCAAGGGGAAAAGCGTGTACTTGAAGGATTACCAGCTCGTGAGTCAGATTATTCGCGGGATAAGAAAAAAGCTGTTAAAGAGTTTGGCAAAGCCCCTGCACAGTTATACCCGAGTGAAGTATTCAAAGCACTCCAGCCTTTATTCTTCAACGATAAAGCATTAAAGATTGGGCACAATTTAGGTTTTGATCTTAGTTCTGTTGCAAAGTATTACGGCGGTGAGGTTCCTTGTAAGCCTTACTTTGATACCTTGATGGCTTCTTTCTTATACAACAGTAATCAAAATCGTGGTCGCCTTGGTCTTGATGATTGTTTGCAAAGAGAACTTGGTTACAGTATGGAGAAAGGCATCGGTCATAAAGTAGAGGACTACAGTTTTAGTGAGGTTGCTAAGTACTCATACCTAGATGCTAAATACACTTTCCTTCTCTGGCAGAACCTTGTTCCTAAATTAAAGGAAGCAAATGTTAACGAGGTAATGAAATTAGAAATGGATGTGTTACGCGTCCTTTGTGAGATGAAGCTGACTGGGGCACCTATTGATACAGATCAGTTACAGGTTTTATACGACAAGATCAGTGTAGAGGTAGAAGAAGTAAAGAAAGAGATTTATAGGATCGGCGGAGTTTTTAACATCAATTCAAATGCTGAAAAACAATACATCCTGTACGGCCCAAAAGAAGAGGGCTGTCGAGGATTGAAGCCAAAGCTTTTGACAGGCAAAGGTAAAGATAAAGAAGGCGAAAAGACCTACAAAGACTATTCAGTATCAGCTGAGGCTCTAGAAGACTTTAGAGAGACTGACGAGCTAGTAAAGGTACTGCTTGAGTACTCAGACTTAAACAAGTTACTGAGCACCTATGTTGTCCCTTACTTAGGTGGCGAGGTTGTAAAGACTACAAATGGTAAGTCAAAGGTTGAGCACAAAGACAGCTTGTTAGTTAATGGAAAGATCTATGCAGATTTTATCCCTTGGGGGGCTGAAACAGGTAGATTTTCTAGTAAGAATCCAAATTTGCAGAATGTTCCTGCGCCTAACACAGACCATGGCCGCGCCATTAGAAACTTATTCTATGCACCAGAAGGTTACAAGTTAGTGGTAGCAGACTACTCACAGATTGAGCCTCGCATTATTGCTTCTATGTCAGAAGATCCAATCATGATTAAAAACTATCTTGATGGCAATGATATTTACACCACCGTAGGTAATGAGATGGGTGTGGATCGCAAGGCAGGTAAGGTATTGGTTTTATCTATCGCTTATGGCGTTGGGCCGGACAAAATCGCTCGTCAGATTGGTTGCTCTATACAGGAAGCTAGAGACCTTCTTACAAACTTTTCTGATCGATTCCCTTCTGTTGGCAACTATAAGCAGTTGGTAATTGGAGTAGCCAAAAAACTTGGTTATGTTAGTACCCTTTACAAGAGACGTCGCTACCTACCGGACATTCGTTCTAACAATATAGCGTTACGAGCCTCTTCTGAAAGACAGGCTTTTAACACCCGCATTCAAGGGTCCGCTGCGGATGTTATAAAATTAGCTATGGTTAGAGCATATGAAAGACTACCAAAGGACTCTAAGCTCATACTTACCGTTCACGACGAATTAGTTACCCTAGCTCCAGACCATTTGGTTGAGGAGACTAAGGAAGCGATTCGTGAGGCCATGGAAAACATAAATGTTTTAAAAGTCCCACTGTTGGCTGACATGTCTGTCGTGACTCGGTGGGGTGAGGCTAAGAAAAAAGAAAGACAAGATAGCGAATTACGTTTAGAAAAAGTTTTGGATTTAATGCCTTACCTTGATTTAATATCAGATGTGGCCGCCGATGCGGTGTCCAACATGCAGTTAAAAGAGATGAAAAAAGCTGGGGTCATTTCCGAAACAGTTGATCTTGAGGACGACATGCTAACTATGCAGTCAATTTATAAAGCTATTGCCATATCAAGCCTAGTAGGGGGCTTCTCTATAGCGTTGCAATTAGGGTTAGTTACCAATAATGCGATAGCATCAGACATAGCGATAAAGAAGTTGGAGGATGAAAATGGCTTCTGATTGGTGGTCAAAAAAACTAGGTAGTCCAACCCCACAGGTTCCTGCTCCGCAGGTTCCATTGGCACAACCTCAACCAACATTTCAACAACCTGTTCAATCACACTATCCACCGTCACAGCAAATTCAGATGTCACCTCGTTGTCCGGGATGCGGAAGTTCTAATTATGGCGGTACAGCAGAGTCAAGAGCTAGATGCTACGACTGCGGTTATCCAATTCAACAGAGCGGATCCGGCGTCGGTGCCGGCATAGTAGGTGGTCAACAATCACAAGGTCCAACGCAAGCTGCTAAACAAGTACAATCTGGCGGGTTTAATCCACAAACGATCATAGGACACATTTAATGACTACTCTTACTGGCGATTTGGCAAAAGTTTTTGCCGCAATAAATAAAAAAATGGGCGATGACACTATTGTTTTAGGTT